TACAGTTCTTTCATAAATCCTCCTAGGCAATCCGAGTAACTACCAAGTTAGCGTTCTGTACGTTTATAGCAGTGCCAGCGTCAGCAGGCGTTGCGCCAGTAGATACGTTCTCTACCGAGACGTTGAAACAACAACCTCTAGGGACTGTCACAATAGCCGTAGACGTTACGTTGAAGTATTCATCCACTCCAGCAGGCGTGACAATAGCCCTGCTAGTCTGTACAGGTTCACCGTCAATAGCCAGTGCAATAGCAATAGCGCCCACTGTACCGTCTGTAGGTACTGCAATGTTTCCGTTAAAAGTTACTTGGTAGCGTGCAAAACAACAACTCGGATTATTGACAATGCCTCTGACGGTTAAGATCCCCGATTCTTCCCTGTGAATAACGTAACCTCTATTGCAGGGAATTGCATCATTGAATATTACAGGCTGACCGACAGGGACTACCTGCACGTCGTTGTAAACATATTCCGCCATAGCATCACCTCTTAGTAAGTGCCACCGCACCCACAACCGCAGTTAGGGACACAACAGTTAGGGTTCTGCACTACGTATGCAGGTCTAGGAGTCGGCAGTACATACTGTTCTACCTCGTTAGCAAGTGCTCTCTGACCTGCCTGTATCGTTGCTGTCTGAACGTCCTGTGACGCCTGTCCTCTAGCGTACATCAGTTCGGAACGCAACTGAGCAATAGTGTCGTTCTTTGCTTCGAGTTTATCTGCGCATAACTGATCAAGAATACGCTGAGTCTGAGCATTGCTTGCTGTCAGCACATCTCTGAGCGCATCCGTAACCGCCTGTCTATCAGCGCACGCCTCAGTAGCGACTGTATACTTTAAGTCGGCAACCGAAGCCCTGTTATCACAGCAACACTGAGACAACTGTGCCTGTAATGCAGTCATTCCAGCGGTCTGAGCAGTCTGTGATGCATAACTTCTCTCGAGATCTGCGATAGTATTAGCGTACATCTGCGACGTGATAGCGCTCTGAGCGCCTGTAATGCCTGCGTTTACACCTGCAAAACCTCCACATAGTGCCGTCTGAACGTCACCAAAACCGCTTGTAATAGCGTTCTGAATGCCTGTGACTGTCGTATTCAGCATCTGATCCCTAAAACCGTCATTGATCTGATTAGACTGGTTCATCCAATGGTAGATTCCGCCAACGCCGTTATTTCCACCGCCGTAGTTGCCCCACTGACCGTTTCCAAGCAGGATGAACAGCAGTAAAATCCACCAGCCACTGCCTCCAAAGTCTCCAAAACCAGTACCGTTACCAGTACCATACATAGGCGCAACTGGCATGACCATTCCAGTTCCACCTTCGTCTGTTAAAGCCATTTAATTTCTCCTTTTCTATCAATTCTTGTGCGCACCAAGTCTTGAACTATTTGATAAACCGAGATAACTGATTAGCCATTTGCATGGCATTATTCAACTGAGCCTGCGTTATCTGACCGTTATTAAGCATCTGTTGGATAATCTGCTGAGGATTTCCCTTAAATGCCTGCTGGAACTGCTTAAAGCGTTCTATCATCTGCGTGTTAGGCGTCTGACCGTACTGTTTATAAAGTTCATTCATGGTCTACACCCTTTCCAAGTTCGGCAATACGCTTTTCAAATTCTTCTCGAGTTACATAACCGCTGAGATCAACGGATTTCTGTAAAGCGTTATTGCCTGCGTGCGATTCTCTAATCGTATAGTCCAGCACCTTCATCGTCGGCATTCCCGATACGTCTGCAGATTTCAGATAAATTATCTGAGCCTCTGAGTCCCATAACTGTACCGTATTGTTCGGCGCAACTGGATAAGCCTTTGCGCCAGCCTCTCCCTGCACCCAAATAATCGCATTCTGAGCGTTTCCCTGCATCGGCTGAGTATTTGCCTGTGCCTGCGTTAAATCGGCTGAAATAGGCGTATTCTGCGTGTAATACGGCGTATTATAGCCTATCGGCTGATACGTCATCGGAAAATAGTTATTGTATGCCATTTACTTGTCCTCTCTTTCCCAGTAGTAGACTGGAACTTCATCTCCCGAGTCCCACGTGTCAAAGTAGTTTCCGCCACTGACCGCAACGACGTGCGTGCCAGTCGCAAGGATATATCTCCCAGTCGGATGATCTTCGCAGAATTGTTTGACTGAATAGCATTTAGGACATGTGTTAGGAATTGCTTTACGTTCAAAACCCCATCTATGCAGATAAGATCCCCATACGTAATTGGCTGAAGGCATGTCTTTAAGCGCAAAACCCTCCAGCACTAAATCGATATAGATCCGATCCCAGTCATCATTCAAAACAAGAGCAATAGCCCTTACAACGCAGTCCCCGACTTTTTTGTTAAACGGATTTTTGTTTGTCTCCACAAAAGCCATACGCCACCTCTTTCTTATTTAATTGTCTGCCTTTTGTGCCTTTCTGACGATGAACTGACCGTGCATCTTTCATGCATCTTTTAGACAATAAAAAAAGAGGTATGCGCCTCAGCGCACACCCCTATCAACCTTCGAGAAAATACGATTTTCTCCCTTGTAAATAATGTTCTTTATCTGACGTACAGATAAATCAAATTCATCTGCCAGTTTTTCGTACGTAATACCGTCCAGCAGTCTCCTTTTAAGCAGTCGTCTGTCTCTTTCACTAAAGATCCATTCATCTATCAGATGATTTACCTCTGACCGTCTCAGATCTCTTGGAATCACTTTGACTTTCTCCAGTTCTTGATCCGTCCAGTGCCGTGACACATATTGCACTGGATATATCCCGAGTTACCGCCAGTCTTCCGCCTCCTGCCCTTCCTAGTCTTTGTTGTTCTGACCGTCTGCGTTGCTTTCGGCATTATAATCACCACCTATGAACTTGTTAACCGCACTGCCTTCGGATGATTCTGCAGTCTGTGATACTTCCTGCGTCGTTGATTCTTCAAAGTACTCCCACTGACTTTCGTAATAGATCCATCCAGCATTAGTCGCTAAAAGCGCAACCAGCAATAGAATACAAAGAATCCAAAGTCTCTTGATAGTCCTCTCAAATCGAGTCATTTCACCTTCAAAAACAACGTACGGTACTTTCTGTTCTGTCATTTTATCTCCTATCGATAAAGTATTCTGTCAGATCATCTGCCTCTTCAGCCATTTCTTTCTGACCGTTTCCAGTTGCAAAATGTCTCAGCAATAAAATTTGAGATTTTCCGAGTCGCTGAATGCCTTCGTCGATTCTCGAGATTTTACTGTCAGACTCATTCAGTTTCTGTTCGAGATGATCAATCCGTGTTTCTATGACGCTAAAACGTTCTAGATCCTTTGTGTCATGCTCTTCAATCTTTGCAACTCGATGCTCAAGTTTAGATACTGGCGTGAGATTGAAAAGATACTGCAGACTTTTAATAAAGGCTACAACCACACCAACGCCGACGCCGATACTGACAAACAGAGTCCATGCAGTTGTAATGGCTTCCGCATTCATTCCTCAGCGTCCTCTCCAGCGTCTTTCTCTTTGTTGTAATTGAACGTCGATACACCGATCAGCATACCGAGCAGAGTGCCGACGGCATTTAAGATCTTCACAACAACGTCAGCATTGGCAATACCGATATCATATCCGACCTGTCCGATAAACCAAGCAACTGCAGGGATAGCAACCAGCCCTATCCACTTCAACACGTCATAAATTTCATTTTTTAACTTCATCACAATTCCCCCTTCAGCGCTTTTAACGCCATTTCCTGCCGATTTTTATAATCGCTGATAACTGCTAAGCACGCCTCCAGTTCATCGTTCAGAGCCTTTATTTCAGCCTTCAGTTTTGTAATTTCTTCAGTGTCTTCACCGACCGCTGTATGTTCAGCATATGCGTATGCGTCCCACGTATCTGCAGTGCCGTAGAATATATCACAGTCAAGACTGCCGTCATAGCCGTCCAAGTGACCCACTGACGTCCACTGCCACATAGCATAGAATGACCACCACTTCACGCTAGGTCTACTGCCAGCAAGTGACATGTCATAGTTAACGTCGGGAACGTTATCACGGTACTTTGCTACCCATAAACCGTAATCACCTTTTACTACAGGACTCCAGTCGTATGCGTTGACTACCGATTCTGACATGTAAATCAGCGGTTTTACTCCAGATAATCGGTAAACTTCATTCAGCCAACGAAGCGCCCACGCCACGTCGTTCTTGTTTTCCGCCTCCCAGTCTAGAACTGGAATTGCTTCACCAAAATAGTTCTTCGTGTTCTCATAAAAGAACTGCGCTTCTCTGACTGCATCGTTTGACGGTCTAGCAAAATGGTAAAATCCTAACTTCTTACCTAACGCTTTTGCTTTCTGATAGAACATATCTGCGCACGGATCAACATAGCCTATGCCCTCAGTCGCTTTAACAATGACAAAATCACAGTCAACTTTCTCCAAGTTTATGCCTTTTTGCCAGTTGGAAATATCAATGCCCTGCAGGTAGTCTTTATCTTTCTTTTCGGGATGATAAAAGGCAATGCAGTTGCTGATTCTCCTAGTAGTATCTGCTACCATTGTCTGCCCGACTTCCAAGCAGGTACTACCGCCACTGTCCATCAGAATCATGTCTCTGACATTAGGGATTCTACCTACTGCCCACTCACGGCATTCATCGGGATTTAACTTACCAACGCACACGGCTAGGTAAAAAGCATCGTTGCTCTTGATCAGCATACTCTGCGTGTTTGCTTTATCCTTTGACGATCCTGCACCTGCTGACTTATAGTTCGTTACCATACCGCCGTACATAAGAATCATCGCAGGTGAACACGCAAACTGGATCTCACCCTTTGCGTACCAAAAATCGTAGTCCATGCCGATTTCTGTACTGCCGTCGTTCTTCAGCGCATAGTAGTACCAAGCGCCCTGTCTAGGCACTGACCATTCATCCAGTCCGCACCTAACGCCTAACGCCTGTCCACTAGACATGACAAAATAGTTAGCGTTCATCTTTGCGTCAATCTCAATACCACCGTGAGTGATATCCTTCAGCAACTGGACTGACGTGTCAGTGACCATTCCGCCAGTCTTGGCGCTCAGCAGAGTTACCTTCGAGTCGGCAGGCTGACGATACACATAAATTTTCTGATCATGAAAAAAGTCGGTAACTACCGCCGACCCGAAGTTTATATAACTCACTTTTCTACTTTCTCCCAAAGTTTCGGATTATCTTTTGGATTCCACTTAATTTCTCCGTAATGCGCCTCTTTGCAACGGTACACTGCTAATTCGTATCGTACCAAGTCCCCTACTTCATACGTGCCAAGTGGAAACCAAGCAGGCGCATTCCATATTGATTCGTCATTCTCCTGCATTTTCATCAGCAGGCTCTAACTGGAAGAACCATACGTTTTCATTCTTTAACATTATCTGAATAGCACCGACTGTCTGTGTATTTAAGTCTGTAAACAGACCTTTTTTGAAGTCTACGGCAACGATTTTCAAATCCTGTCCCAAACGCTGAAACACGTACTCGTTATAAACCCTTGAAATCTTCATGATTTACTCTCCTTACTAAAATAGTGGACTCGGAGGGACTCGAACCCTCAACCTTTCGGTTATGAGCCGACTGTTCTACCGTTGAACTACGAGTCCACTGTTTTCACTTACTTAATTTCCCTTTTAACCAAGTTTTATGGCCTCTATAAAGCCACGCTCCATATTTGAGTATGATATTACTGCACTTGCACTAGAAAATATATACGCTTGTACTGTACTGCCTGCAGGAACTTTAACCATTGCTAAACCGTCAAAATATGAACCGCCCTGATAGAACAGATTGCTGTCTGTGCTTATTCCCCATGTGGTTGTGCCACTACATACAGGAGTTTTGAGATGTACTAGCCAAAATCCTGCCGATAATGTCAGCACATCAGTTAAACGCTGATTAAGTGTGGATGTTCCAGTGCTAGTCCATGCGCCTTTTAGGTATGTACCCCCACCACTAGGTAATTTGTTGATGATAGGCATACTACTGAGCCTCCTTATAGATTATTTTTTCGTAGTAGAATCTGACGGTGAACGGAGGAACTGTACCGTTTACAGTCATAGTGAAAGCACCATCCACAAAGTTACTCAAAGTGATATCAGCATCTCCCATAACCTGCTTATGGATGTAAGGTGCAAGTCCCTCTTGATAAACCATCTGTGTGATATTTGACACATCATCGTATGCCATTGCTACAATATGTGAGTCATGGAAGGTATACTGATTATTTACCCAGTCAGTCGGGGCAACTGGGAATGTGGTGACATAATGCATCTCATCCAATGTGCCGTTAATATCATCGATTTCCAACTGCAGATGACCTGCTACGTCAGTGTCTAACTGACCTTTGGCATGTTCAAACCATTCCTCAAACTGTGCCTTGTTCTGCGACATAATCTGAGTTATGTCTATTTCATCGACAGTGCTTACCACCCATCCACAAAGGTCTGCATCTGGTCTAGTATCTGTGATATTAGCCTGCGTGATGCTAGTAACACCTGCATTGACATAAATCTGTGCCAAGCAAATCTGATATACCAGTGTATCTCTCTGCATTGTCGGTGCGCTCGGTGTAGCACCGCTAATCTGACCCTGTACATACTTCACTGTAATATCACGGTCTGTATCGTTTCTCTCAACGACAATCGCATCGATTCTCGGATATTGAGAATGAGCAGGACTGACTGTCAGTTCCTGTACTTCGTCGAAGTCTCTGACTTTGCCTTTGATATTACAATAACCAGTATTTACCATGACATTCATGCCTGTCATAGCCTGTACATATAGATCGTTTTGGAATACTCCAGTAGTAAAGAATTTTGATAACCAGTCGCTGAAACTATCAGCATCGTATACTCTATCTCCGTTGTCGGAATTATAGAAATACACCTTACTCGAACTAACCGCCATTTAACTCACTCCAATCAATTTTTTCGGGCAGAGCACTGCCAACTACCAACTCTATTTCAGCCACCTCTGACTCATAGATCTCTGTGACCTCAGTGATTCTAAACTCACCTTCAATACCCCACGACTCTTTCCGCACTGTAACAATGTCCCCAAGATCGTAGTCCGTAAGATAATTGAAGTTGCCAGTAGGATTGACCGTAACTGTATACGCCACCGATAAAATATCTTTTTCCAACGTAGCAGATCCCTGTCTCATCAGTTTGTTAGCGTACGCTTGATCAGAGAGACTTTCCTTACGTATATTTCTTGCGTCAACAAATACTTCACGCAAGTCCAGCCCCTCTGCCTCAAGATCTCCTACGACAGCATAAATACGTTCAGATCCTTCACCCTCACCGCCGACGTACGCCACATTCTTATAATTCTGTGAATTAGCCCTACTCTCGAAAGAGATCAAGTTATTAAACCGTTCTGAGAACTCAACAAAACTATTTTCTGTCTGTGAGCGTGTACGATTGACGCCTTTGTATATGTCAAACGTCACTGTTTTAGCCGTGAAATCGGGAATCCACTTAAAACCAAAGGCGCTACTCAGTGCCAGTTTTTCTTCGTAGTCCAGCAGATTTTTGTAAGTTGCTTGGAAATCTACCGTCTCTGTATAACCCTTCAACTCTCCAAGGCTTACTCTTGGCAATGCAGACGCTTCAGAAAAGATCTTCCGCATTGCCACTTCGGTATTCCCTTCAAAATCTGTAGTCCCCCGAATTAAACGCCTGTCCATGTATGAGGGTAAAAACCTTCCTTTTACCGTTATCTCTTCAGAACCGTAGTTATCGAAAAGTCTGACGTCTTCAATAACCCCAGCATCTGCAGAGCCACGCTTATAAATGATTCTTTCCAACTGGAAAAGATTGACATTGTTAGGCGTTATCGGCGCATGTAGTTCAAAAGTACCACATTCTGAGTACTTTCTTCTCCACTGCAGTGACGTCTGATTCTCGCAAATACCAACTAGATCCATCTCGGGAGAATATACACGTATTTCCATGTATCATGCGCCTCCGTATTTTAACCTGTAGGCAACTCTGACACGCAGATTATATTCACCCGAATCTGCCTCATAACCGATATTATTGACCCCTACGTTCAACTGAATGAACTCACTATCCTCTGTCAGATACTGGTTTACTTCAGTTCTCACGCCATCTCTAATCAGATAAACATGCTTATCGTTAGTCCCTGTAGTGATCTTTAGCGTGTCACCGACTATCATATGGAACGGTTTTGCCGAACTGCCGACTTTGATATGCTGGTTATTTTCGACGTGAATAATAGAAGGATTAGTAGCATCGTCTGCAGATACTATCGTGATCTCCAGCCCTATTCCGCCAACGGCGTTATCGTTGACGATACGTGCAAGCCTTTCCTGCGACCTAAACGACAACTCTTCATACTGATAGAACTCATGTCTGAACTCAAAAGCAGATATCGTAGTAGCGATATCGCTGGACTTTTGCTCTACCGCATAGAAATACGGATCTTCAGCCTTCAGATAAATAAAATACAGTCGTTTTTTGGCGTTGCCGACTGTCATTTTCTCTACTCTGTAGTTGATCTCCCTAGAATTTCCATTTTCTGTGTATATAAGAGTGCCAAGAGTGTCCTTGCTAAATAATAAGTAAAGGATATCCCTTGACCTCTGAGCGTTGTCGTTTGAGTACTCGGGTTTATCCAGTATCGTCAATGTGATATTTCTAGGTTTTGAGACATTGCCTTGGAAAACACCGCCGTCAGTCATTGTATTTGTGCTGATTGACAGGTTATTCTCAAAACCGTAAATACCGTCAACGTGCGCCAAAATAAACGGACTAAACGACTGATTATCAAACGTTATGGTATATCCGTTGTTATTAGTACATGTTATTGACCTCATTAAGCACCTCTCAATGAAAGTACTAACTCTCTGTTAGCGTCTCTTGTCTGTCTAGCAACCTCGGACGGACTCAACTGCGTCGGACTCTGCACCGTTAGATACTGAGTGACTCCAGCAAAACCGCCTGTTCCGCCATCCACTGAGAAATCGTTAGCAATAGGACGCATGTTAGCCAGCGCATCATCGACCGCATACATATTATCGCTAATACCTTTGGCAATACCTAACGGTATGTTTTTACCGATTTGATCAGCGAAAACTTTTGACGGTGAATGAATATCCAACGTCTTTTTAGCAGACTCCAAGGCGCTACTAGCCAAGCCCTTCAGCGCATTGAACAGAGACGATCCCAGCGCCGTAATACCGCTGATAATACCATTGATAATATTCTTACCAAGTTCCATCCAACTTATGCTCTTAAAGCCATCCCATGCCCTCATACCGACGTTTCTTAAAGCGCTAGTAAGCATACTGCCAAGTACATTAATGCCTTGGATAAGAGACGTCAGCAGGAATGTGCCAAGTCCACGCCAGTCAATGTTTTTAACATATTCCCACGCAGTTGTAGCAAAGTTGTGTAATGCCTCGGGAAGTGAGTTGCCGATTGACCTAATGCCCTCTGTAATCATCGTCAGTAGATCTGAGCCAAGACTCATCCAGTTAACCGCCTGCATCACAGAGAATATAGCAGTAACAATGCTACCAAAGTTCTCAATTAGAGCAGGAATAGCCTCAATAATACCTTTGCCCAGCGTAAGAATAATATTCAGACCTTCCGCCAAAATCGTCGGTGCATTGTCGTTGATAATGTTAGCGATATTAGTAACGATCTGAGGGATATACTCAATCAGTACAGGTAAACTATCAGCAATACCCTGTGCCAAGTTTACCAAGAACGCCATACCAGCATTGACAATATCTGTAGAACTGCCCAGCAATTCTTCAGAGAAAGTCAATATCTGAGGTAAAACCTCACCAAGAACAGTAGGAATTGCCTCTGATATGCCGACTGACATATTTCTGATCAAGTCAGCGCCCATATGTATAACAGCAGGAATACCACTTGCCAGCGTACCAACTGCCGTTGTGATCATTTTGATAAACGCCCCTGCTATGCTCGGTGCGCCTTTGATAATAATCGGTACGATCTGCGTTACCAGTCCACCGAGTTTTGACGCCACCGCAGGAATTGCCGTCGTAATAGATCCTAGCGCTTTTGGAATAGCCTCCATGATATTAGGCAATACAGACAAAACCGTTGCCGACGCCATATCAAATACGTTTACCAGCGTCTTCAGCAGAATCGGTGCACTGTTTTTCAATGCGTTTCCAAGCGATCCCATGATTTTAGCGCCCATCGATAATATCGTCGGTAACTGTTCAGACGCTCTTACCATTGCCTGTCTAATGACCTCTGAGACCATTACAAAGAAGTCTGTTTCACCGAGTTTAAAAGCGTTTGTCAGATTAGTCAGAGCACCTGCGCCAAAGTTTGTCCACTCTGCCAGCCAAGGGTTCAACTTCTCAGATACTGCTATCTGTAAACCTTCCATAGCAGAATTTGCCAAGGCAGTAGCACCTTTTAAGTTGCCGATCTGCGTCTTTGCCATCTGTTCCGCCGCCCCTGTTGCGCCGTCAAAAGCCGACTGCAGTTTTCCTAGATCTCCACCAAGAGCGTTAACTACATCTTCGTACGTAACGCCAGCATCTACCGTTTCAAAAAGATCCTCAGCAAACTTTTCGGCACTGCCTCCCGACGTCTTCAGTATTTCATCGACCCACTGCTGTTTAACGCCCAGTTTCGCTAGGTTGCTAGTGATCTGATCAATAGACATTTGATTGTAGCCGAGCGTTTTGTTCAGCGAATCGTATGTAAACCATGCGCCTTCAATCTCTGTCTGTACCTGTTGCCAGCGTGCTACGCTAGTACCAAGTAAAGCGTTAGCAGAGGCAATATCTCTAGCGTTAAACATATCAGATAACGCCTTTGTTCTTTCTTCAGACGTCAAACTAGACATTGCTTTCTCCATCTCGGGAAAGATCTGAGAAAAACTACGCATGTTTCCTTCGGCGTCAAATATCTTTATGCCAAGCGCATCGATCCATTTTTGTGCTTCTTTAGTCGGCGCAGACAGTTTTAACAACATGTTTCTTAAATGCGTGCCTGCCTCTGACCCTTTAATACCATTATCAGCAAGCAAGCCCAGTACTGTATTTAATTCTTCAGTACCACCGTGCATCATTTTAGCCGTTCCGCCGATAGTCAGAATAGCGTCACCCAACTGCTCAACAGACGTGTTAGTCTTTGAAGCCGTTTTTGCCATCTGATCAATCATGACTTCAACCTGTTCTGTTGTTAAGCCTAATGCAGACTCACTATCTGTAACCATGTCAGACGCTCTTGCCAAGTCCATGTTACCTGCAGACGCCAAATTTAACACCTTCGGTAACATATCCATTGACTTTTGTGCATCATAGCCAGCCAGTGCCATATAGTTCAATGCATCGGCGGCTTCTCTAGCAGTGAATTTTGTCGTTGCACCCATCAGTTGTGCGAACTGACTCAAGTCTTGGATCTGATCAACTGTAGTGCCCATAGTCGCCGCAACCTGTGACATTGACGCCTCAAACTGCTGACCGACAGCCCTTGATTCCTGCACAAAGTTTTTAAGATAACCGACTGCTTTAATGCCTATCCATGTTTTCAGCGCAGTTGACACAAGTTTACCTGCGCTCATTGCCATATTCTGAGCACCAGACAACTTTTGCTGATAGTCGGTGGAGTCCATCGTTAACTTTGCTACTAAAGTCATAATATCCATAAGTTAACTACCTCCTGTCAATTTAGCCATTTTATCTTTCATCCGAGTCTTAATTGACTCAGCATCCTCTTTAGGCGCACTAGGTTTTCCAAAATCCTTTATCAAGTCAGCGTATCTGACATTTAAGCGCCCAGTAACTCTCAATGCGTCCGTTACATAAACACGGTATATTTCATCCCGATTATGCATAACATACCGAGATGAAACATACCGCATAAATGGTCTTAATTCTCTTCGACCTCTGTACTCTCCGTAGCAAGCCCAAAAGAGGACGCCTCCGTCTGAACTTGCGACGTAAAAAGTGATTCTACTTCGGGAGTGTTAACGACTTCCAAAAGTTTTGCTGGAATGTCCAGCACTGACGGATGATAATCCTCAACAGGAACGCCTTCACATATTGCCAAAATCTCAAGAATCGTTTTAGCGTGCCGTTTCATAGCGAATTTCACCGCTTTTAACTTCTGCCCCGTCTGAACACAACTCAGAATTTCTCCATCCTTTGCGATTTCCGCAATAGGATCAAGCAAGTCTGCAAGAATTTCAATGGCGTCAACGCCTTTTGCCTCCAGCAACTTCATCGTTTACCCTCCGTTATTCTCCGTCTCCGTCAACGGAATAAAAAACCATCGGCATTGTGTCCTGTGCGTCAATAGACACATGACCAGTCAGTTCGAGAGCGATCTGACCCTTGCCGTTTTTCGTTGTCTGCAGGCTAAAACCACCTGTAGACAGAGCATTCTTTAACTGAATGGCTACAAAACCGCCACCAGCCTTATCACCGACCCACCAAATATCAGCAAAGTCAGTCTGCGCAAGGTCTTTTCTCGGTACGATCATACCCGAACTTGCCGTTACGTCTGCACAGCCGAGAGACAGACGGATCAGTTCGGGAGACGTACCAAGAGCAGTTGTACTGAGCGTGCACTCCCACGAATCAAGGTGCTTCAGTTCCTTCATGTTAACAGGGCAGTTGTCAACGTCTTCACCCATGTCACTGTATGTAGGAACGCACGTCGGATTTACACCGCCTGTAGTAGCAGTGATAATATTTTCGTCCGTGATAGCAGGCTGAGCAGGATTGAATGTCTTCAGCAGAACGCCAGCGTCCATCTGTAACTGCTCAAAAGTGTCCTGCGGAATCTTTGTAAACCTAGCCATTAATTCCTTCCTTTCGTCACGCCATTAAAACGTGAATAATCATCGATAAGTATGCTATTTTCAGATTTCCTTCAGAATCATCTGTCGGCTGGAACTGCAAAAAAGTATCTTCCTTAAAAAGGTAAATAATAGCGTTACCGTTCTTGATCCTTTTGCCTTCACCGATATCATCAGAGATCTCTTTTACTTTCTGAGAAATAGCACTGTATGACGTATCGTCGTACCATACACGTACGTAATACGTCGTCTGACCCCTCCAGTACGGTACTTTAACGTCGTACGTTATGTACGGCAACTGAGCGTCGTCGGGGACTGTATTTGTAGGATACGCTGGAATGCCGAACGTATGCCAGTACTCATAGAGTGCCTGTAATATATCCCTCATTCCAGCGTCCACCTTTCAGCAGAGACTTGACCAAAGTTGATAGAAGAGAATGTAGGAGATGTGTTGTCTTTGACGTTCGACGTTATTCTAAACGTCTGACCGTCGCTGACTCTTTTGATAACATCATGAAACTCGAGAGGAAAGGTACGACTAACAGTTACGGTATACACCTCTGTAATTCCCTCTTTCTCAGCCTGTCTAGCCTCTAGGGTATTGTCCTTCAGTAAAGCCCCTTTGAACTCAGCACCTTCAGTCCAAGCAGTAGTCCATCCCCCTAAACCATCGGGAGTCCTCACCTTTTCCATGAGGATGAAATCCTGCATCATCGCTTCGTATAATGCGCTCATATCTTTCTCCATCTAGCAAGCCTTGCGCCAAAAGCATCTTTCCACGTCATTGGCGCAGAACTTGAACTACCACTACCGCTTGCACCGCTTCTTTTACTGTACGAATAATTGTTAAAACTCTCAGACGTGAAAGGAGACATGTTCACTGAGTTAGCAGATCCGTATGTCTCATTCCACGCCTGTATTTCACTCATTAAGGCAATGACTGCTGGAGGGACTGCCATTGCCCATATCTCACCAGTAAACTCTTCATCCGATAAGTCACTGGAGGGATATTTGTGCACTCCGTTATTGAACACGGAGTTAACAATGCGGAAATACTGATTTTCCTGCAAAAAATCGCAGTCGATACTACCATCAGAGATCTCGAAAGTCCCTCTATGTATACCGTTCGGCTTGACTAAAAACCAGTTATTCAGATAACCGCATATTTCATCCATCAGTATTTCCATCAGCCACCTCTTACTCTGTTACGGTTGCAATGAACAGGCTGTCGGGGTTGTACAGAACAGGCATAAACAGACCGCTTGCCTTTGTCCAAATAACCGCAGGATCTTTTTCCTGCCACTGGCTTACATAGACATAAGGGAACTCAGCAGAGTTATAGCCCAGCAGATCAATACCGTCCATCTCGGGAGGATTGCCCCATAAGCCAGTACCTAACTGACCAGCGTTGTTAGACGCAAAGAAGGTAACTTTGTCTTCGGGGAAATATCTCTTCATCGTTGTTGTCGGTCTGCCAGTTGTCTTGTTAATGCCTCTAGGCAGGGCATACATCAGATCGTTTGTAACGACGCTTGCAATGCCAAATTCCTCTTCAAGGAATGCCTCAAGGGAACTCAGACGTACCAGTGCGCCTTCCATAGCAGAGCCGTTGATAGCAGACTGCAGGCTTGCGTTCTTACGCATCTTTGTAATGTTCTTACGGCTTGTCAGAATACCGTTGATAACAACGCCCTTGTCCAGTGCATCGTCAACAATAGTCTCAATAGCGCCAGCAACGTCAGCATCAGCACCGAGATCCAGTGTGTATGCAACGTTCGCAGACGGTACACCGTAGTCAACTGTCAGATTCAGACCGTTCTCTTTGATCGTTACCTTACCAGTAGCAAGCAGTTCGTTCTTTGCTACCTTGGAACGTGTAAATACCTGCTCAGCAAGGTTGATACCATCATCGAGAACATAGTCATACAGAGCACTGTTCTGTACTCCACGACCGATAAGAGCACGCAGTCTTTCAGACTGATTCAGTTTTACCTTGATCAGTCCTTTTTCAACGTTATGAGAGTCAATCGGAACTCTAACCGTTGTCTGAGACTCAACGTCAAAAGAGTGGAACTGAGCAATAGCAGGAATCTGATACTCAGACGCAATGCTTTCCCATTCCGCCACAAGATTATCAGTACGCAGGTCGCCCATCAGTCCGTCAATCGGATCATTCTGACGTGTTACGTCAAAACCGACGTTCAGCCAGTCTTTCTGAGGGATAAAACCAAGAATATCATTTTCAAACTTCGGCATGTATGTGTGTTCTCCTTTCCATTAGAACGGACGTGTTACCGTCGGTTCTGTCATAAATGTGATTTCAGCAAGCGCTGTCTTTGCCGTATCAGCAGGAACGACCGCAAGGCGTTCTGTATAGACGCTACCCTTTACTACAAGGGACGCAGGCATGTTACCTGTAGAAACGTCTACATCTTCATAGATAATGCCCTTTGCGGTCGCATCGTTTGCAGGATAAATCGTGCCAGCAGGGATATACTTTCCACCCTCGGCGGTTGTCTTAACGGCGCTATTCGTTGCGTCGGCTTCTACCGTGATTCTCACGCAGTCTTCGTGCGCAAGGAAAAAACCAGCAGGGAATGCCGTAGCATCAGTCTTGTGTTCAATAAAAGACATTTTCACTCTTCTCCTTTTCCATAAGTTCCAGCATGACGCTTCGACGCTCTTTCTCGAATGTACTTTGCGTCATTGCTTAATTCACTGCTACC